TTGCCTCCATCTTTACTATACTACATTGTACAGAAAAGGTCAACCAGTCTGGTTATTGTCGACGTTTCATTGCCGCTTTGGCATTTGAGTCTACTACTGCGTGTGCTTGATCAACTGACATGCCTGTTGTGGCTTCTGTGTCACCTTTAAAGCTAACTACTCCGGATTGTGGATCTAATGGAGCTAAAATATTACTTAATGGGGGTTGGCCAATTAACTCGCCTAAGTTTTCCGTAGTAACATTGACTCCTAGACTCTTTGCTAAATCAATAAATGCCTGTTGACTAATTTGTTTTTTAGCGGATTCATCATCACTACGACCAGACAAAAACTGGCTTAGAGCCATTAATTTCTGTGAGTTAGGATCTGCAAATTCAAAAAGTCGCATTATCTGCGGCCACGACCCAACGAGGCTTTTGGTACGCCAAGGTTAGCATCCATCTCAGCATCAACATCATCTTCTGGTGCTGGTAATTCAGCTGGCATTTCTTCGGCAGGCGCTGGTAATTCTCCACCTATGTCTTCGCCTGGAACTTGTGGTGCTTGACCTGTGACCACACCAAGTGCGGCTTCTAATTGTTGCTTGGCGCCTTGTAGGTTTTGTAACAGACCACTTAGTGCAGCACTTGCATCGCCGTTAAACTGAGTAGCTTGGTCAGCACCAACTTCGTTTCTAATTTGATCTACCAAGGCTGGCAAATCTTTAAACTGCATCGAGCTTACTTGCTCACTCATTTTTTGTACTTGGTCAACCATATCTTGACTGGCCAGAACAACCTGAGCTTGTTGAATTTCGCTTGCTTCGCGCAATCTGCGTTGGCGGCGACTTTCGGCCATAGTAGGATTATTTGCTTGTTGCATCAATTGAGATTTTTGTTGTGTTAATTGTTGAATTTGTTTGTCAATTGCGGCGGCTTGATCTTGCGCGGCCTTCTTTTTTTGCTGAAGTTGTACGGCCTGCATGGCCTGTGCCGCTTGAGGATTAGTTGCAGCAGGAGCAACACCGGGTTGTTGTGCGCCAGCAGGTTGACCGATGCCAACTGTTGCGTCTTCTTTAACTTTGGCTGCCAATACTTGCTCCATCATCATTAATTTAAGATATGATGGGTTTTGTTCGCTAGAATGGAATTCTGGAGTGCGGCGATGCTCTTTTACTAGACCACGAACACGGGTTAGTAGGCTGCGAGCTTGCTTAGGAGTAATAGTGTCGAGTTGGACACGACCACCAAAATAACTTTCAAAGACCTTAGCGGCCTGCTTTGTTGGGTGTATTGCGGCTAGTTCTAACAGTTTCATTATTAAATCCTTTGTATTGAATATATTTAGCCCAGTTTACATATTTGGCTATTTGATTCTCTAGTTGTTTTTTGTGTATAATTTTAGTTTCTAGTTTCATACCAATGGCATCACGAAATTCAAACTTTTGACTACGATCTGCTATAGTAGCTCTGGTGGATATATCCTGTGTTAAACTTTGTAATTTAGTATCTGTTGTTAGTAATTCTCTTGCTACATTGTATGCTTTATGTTTGTCTGCTATACACCAGCTAAGTGCTGTTCTTGTAGTATAAAATAATCCCACATCTGTAGCAGCACAAAATACACGATATCCAACTTTTTCCGGTACAATTTGATAGTGCCCAAATACGCTGTAAACACCATTGTCGTTCTTCCAAATAGTGTTGGGCATAATATCGCGAAATTCCTGGCGGAATAGCCGTTCAAATTCTTGGTCTTGCTTCATTTAATAACGTAGTGAGATATAAGATATATTGTTGATGCGGCTAAAAAACCAATGATTCCAACGCCCCAAGTGATTAATCGGTCGGTATTTTTTTCAGTTAATTTAGTTACACATTCTTTAACTTCTTTAACCATGGCAGATACACTGTTAATTTTGGTGTCTAAATTAGTTAATTGTGCAATGAGTCCATTGTATCTCTCGGCGCAAAGTTCCACATGCGCTTCAAGACTATGCTTTTCTATTTCTGTTGGCTCGACCATTATAATTTCCTTGTTTAACTATTTATGGAAAGAGGCATAAACCAAATATTCTGTTGATCCGTTGATGTAATTAAAATTGGAGGTAATTCAGACTTATTATCTAGATTATTAATCATAGGTATTCCATCTGCATCTGCCCTAAGTACTGCGACCGGATCGGCAGAACTACCAAATACATCGGGTGTTTCGACTTCAAACTCAAAACTCCATGTACCGTTATATCCGACTGGTTCCAGTAATTCAAATATCTGGGCCCGCATAGATATTAACTGCGTCAATGTTTCCCAATTTCTTTGTTGATTACGAGCACGATTCCAGGATTGGATATCAGTGATTGATTGTCCAGCACGATCTTTAAACGGTTTTGGATTCTTTGTAATGGCCGGTTATACCAGTGGCTGTGATATCAAAATAGGTCTGGCAGGCAAATCTCATTCGGGTTTTTTTGACAATTCGTATAATATCTCAGCCTGCTCACACAAGTGATCTAATGCTGGATTTGTTTCGCGGGCGGCGAATATTTCTTGCCAGCGTTTCTGTTGGTCGAGTTCAGCTAACTCTTTTATCAATTGAGGATCTTGATAGTGTAGTTGTCTTACTGTACTGCCAGGGCGGCGAGCGTAGACCGTGCGGCCTCCGTCTGGGCTTTCGAATACGGTTAATTCGGTTATTTTACTTACATTCATAATAGGATATTTAACCCATTATAGCAAGTTATACAACTAAAGTCAACAAAAAACCCTGGGTTTTAATCCAGGGTTTGTTGATAATACTAATTTACTTGTCAGATTACTGAGTTGTAAATGTAGCGTATGCGTTTGATGTTGCCCAACCAATTGCACCGTTAGCAGCTTGAGCAGCTGTCAAGAATGTAGCGGCATTAGCAAAAGCGGCTGTTGGGAATGTAGCAATGTTCAATACAGTGTTTGCACCTGGATTAACTTGATACATAGCAACTGTACATGTTTGCTGAATTGCTTGCAATGTGTTTGAAATAAAGCCATTAACAGCAGTAGCAGGACCACCAATGTTACCTGTCAGTGCTGCATTAGCATTAACAGAGTAGAAGTCCAACTTAGGACCTTGGAAGTTTGTTACTGAAGCGTTAGCTAAGTTAGCTGACTGAGCAACTGAACCGTTCAATACATCGGTTGCGAATACTGGTTGTGAACCACCAGAAACTACGGTAATATAAGCCATTTTAAATCTCCTTAATATATGGACACAGAGGTCCTGCTTTTATTTATACCTTTTAGGTAAAATCAGGAGTTAGCCGCTGGTTCTGGGTTGTTTATTTGACGATTTGCTGCCGTAAAGCCGCCGGCTAAACGATTTACAGCCTTGGCCATGCCAGCATCTGTGGCCATAACCCAACCTTCTTGCCCTGGATGTTGTAGATCTAATTGCCCTAGCAGATCCATTTTGACCATGTGTAATAATTCCCAAGCTTCAAATGCCGCAGCCATACCTACGATATTACTGCGTGGGCTCTGTAGATATTCTGTAATATTTTTAAATTTTGGTATAGATGTATTATCATGCAACCAGGTTGCAAATTGATCCATTAGTTGATCAAAATTAGTACCCACACGACTATTAATATAATCTATGCACAACTTAGGCAAATCGGTGATTTTTAAGGCACGAAGGTCTGCAGGATTGAATAATTGATCAATTGCGGCACCTTGAGATCTATAAAGACCTTGCAGTTGCTTAACTAGCTGTGTTTCTGGTCGAACATTTTCTTTGGCATACACAGGTTCTAATAATAGTAATCCCGGTACCCGTTTAAACTCTACCTTACCCAGTGGTTCTTTTGGTGCACCAGGTTCCGCATATTTTGTATGCATGGCAATGCCAACATCGCTGGCGCCTATACGCTGACCTACTTCACTGTTAGCCGGAATTTTATATTCTATGGCATTGGGTGTAAACACATAGTTTCCAGATTCTAAAGGTGGAGTCGTCATGTATAATAAATCACCTTGAACAAATCCACGATAGTTAGGAGGAACTGCAGCATCTAACATACCCCATAACTTATCATATATAGGAGCAAGATCTTGCACACGGGTAGCTGGGCGGCCTTGTGCGGCGGCATCAGCATCTCTGGCAGCTAAATGTCGTGTAACTCGCTTGGGGCTAGTAAACAATCCATTGTACCCTTTGGCGGTAAACCCAGCGACATCAGTTAGGATAAATGTTCCGGTAGGATCACGACCAAATACCAGTGCTGGCTTACCATCCCACTTAACCGTGGTGGTTCGACCTGTGTTAGCAGAGGTGTGACGAACAATATCCAGTGCTTTCTTTATACCAGCACTACCATTGCGGAACACATAATCTTCTAAATGTTCGATACCTTTAGCACGGCCACCTTGCACTTCGGCTTCAACAATGACCTGCATGCCTTGATTAACAATGCGATCACGCAGTCGAGCCAGGAAGTTTACATCTGATACTTCTTTGTATAATGGTTCGGGTTGGCTTTCCATAAACGGTAGACCTTCACGTTCCATGTGTTGCTTAAAGTCTGCTAGTTTAGCTTCACGCTCGGGATCTGTGCTCAATGCTTGTAGAATACTTTCTACCGATGCTAAATCTTGACGAGTAGCTGTTTTGTTCAGTAATAGTTTGGCAACTTGCTCTGGGTCGTTAGATATCAGTTCGTTACTAGTACGGTCAGCAATGCCAGCATTTTGATTTAATTTATAACCTAAACTTTTAGCAATACTGTTCATTAATACATTACGCTCACGGCCTTTGTGCTTACTATCAGTGGGCATAGCGCCAAGCACAAACTTTGACCACGGAACATCTTTCATAAACATAAAGTCTGTTTGTACATAGCCACGATCAGGGCGACCGTCTATAGGTGTTTTAAAATGCACAGCACTACCAGACTTACGAACATAGTCTTCGGGTTTAAATTTATTGGCTACGGCCCATGATTTGAGCCTATGTTCTAATTGTTCTTTACTAACTCGGTTGGCATCTACAGCAATATCCAAGTCACCACTGGTATCTTTAATACCAGTCGATCCAAGAGTATTGTTTTGTAAATCTAATCCAGGCAACATTTCTTCAAGCCATGCCAAGGTCGGTTTAACATCAGTTTGATTGATACGCTGTGTTAAGGCTTGCCCATCATTATTCTTGAATACGTTGCCTCCTTCTAGTAAGTTCATTGTATACCCATAGCCTTGACAATAGATGGGGGCATTGGTTTGCCGGTTTTGCTATCAATGTAGCCGCGGCCTTTATTAATATATACTTGTGCTTTAGGACCAGATCCAAGTGTGATTGGTGGATATTGTGTTGTTGCAGCAGGGGCTGGTTGCACTGGACGAGGAGCAGATTTTATAGTAGTCCCGGGCTGTGCTGTTGCAACGGCCTGCGGTGCGGGTGCAGGTGCAGCTTGTGATGCAGGTGTGCCATTAGGACGGGCTGTTCCTACTCTTTGTAACATTGCTTGTTGATATTGCTGAGGGGTACGGCCTGGATATTGGTTTTGTAATTTTCTAAATTCAATGTCCCACTTTTGCTGAGCACC